CTTTCCCAATGGTAGAGTATCACGGCGATTTGGTGCAATTTTATGGGGTTAATCCCAGTGGACAAGCACTCACTGTTACGTTGAATGGGATTATAAATTGCATGTATATGAGGTACTGTTATCTTAAACTAAATCCATGTAATGAAGTAAAATCATTTAGGACGAATGTTAAGTTAATAACGTACGGTGACGATAATGGAATGGGTGTTTCTGATCATGTACCATGGTTTAACCATACTACTGTGATGGAAACTTTGGGTGATATTGGTATCACGTATACTATGGCAGATAAAGAATCACAATCGCGCCCTTATATATCAATTCACGATGCAGATTTCTTGAAGAGGAAATGGAGATGGGAGCAGGATTTAGCACGATATGTGGCTCCCCTTGAAGTTAATTCAATTGTTAAATCCTTGATGGTAGGTGTTAAGAGTAAGCACCTGTCAGAACAACAATTATCAGCTCAAATTATAGATTCAGCTCTTTCAGAATTTTTCTGGCATGGGCGAGATTTATTTGATGAGTGGTATACTCATTTGGATCATATAGTGGTTAAATATGATCTTGCGCTTTACTTACCCAATAAACGATTGTTATCGTGGGGTGACTATGTAAGTCGCTGTACTGGTTCATTAGAACCTTAACCAATGAATATGCTTAGGTTATCTGATTACATACAATTGTATCTTTGGAAGTATGTAGTAGAGTGGGCTTAAGTGTACCACTATAAATCGTATTTACGATTGGCGTGGTGGACCAATAAGATACTATAGAGTCGTAGCATGAGTGAGCTACGATTCCGAATAATGCACTCACCAGAACAAATAAAAGTGATGTCAGCACTCAAACTGACACAGCCCGTGGAGCTGGCTATAATGCTCCCTCTAATGGCAATGTTGCTGACATTGTCACTGGAGTAAACGGTTCAGCAGAAGGTAAGGCTGATAGCGAATTAACAACAACGTTTATTGATGAACAACCTGTGGAGGAGGTGAGATTTGTCACGCCCCGAAATATGGTTGCAATAAATGACCGTCAAGATGCTATTGAATTACAGACGTTCTTGAGTAGACCAGTCCTCATTGATACATTGCCTTGGGGATCAGGAGGTGTGAATTCCTCTATTTACCCTTGGCATTTATATGCTACTAATTCATACGTAGAAAACAAGCTTAAGAATTTTAATTTATTGCGTGCTAATTTACATCTTAAATTTGAAATATCGAGTAGTCCTTTTGTGTATGGTGGAGTTCAAGTTGATTATACCCCCATGTACAATTACTTGTCAGATGCTACATCTAGTGGTCTTTATCTGGTACATACCTCACAGCGACCTCATATCTGGTTATATCCTCAAGAGAGTTCAGGAGCGGAGATGGTGGTACCATTCTTCTGGAAATCTAATTATGTTAATATGTTGGATGAAGATTCCTTGAAACATCTCGGTAGGTTGACATATTATTCATGGTTTGGACTCGACACTGCTAATGATGTTGCAATACCAACTTTGAGTATTCATACTTATGCCTGGTTAGAACAACCATACCTGGAGGGTCCCACTTCTCAAGCTATCTTACAAGCTGGCTCTGATGAGTATTCTAGGGGTCCTATTGAACGTATAGCATCAGCAGTGGCAACAGTTGCTCATGCAGTAGCTGTCATACCTGA